TTAAAAAAGAAGATACAGAGCAAAGAATTCAAGGCTGCCCTTAAGTCTTATTTGCGAGCAGTATTAGCATCAGCAGCAGCAATGGGTGTGGCACTACTTACCGATATTGCTCCTGAATACGCCGTCCTTATTGGTGGTCTTACTGCTCCCATTGTAAAATGGGCAGATAGAACTGAAGAAGATTTCGGTCGCAAATTTGATAAGGCTGCGGAATCTGACTACGAACTAGGCTCCGAAGAGTAACCCATAGGAGCCTTCTAAGCCCCTTTTAAGACAAGAAACCCCCTTACCTGAGTGATTATGCCCAGGCGAGGGGGTCTTTTGTCGTTTCTAGAGGTTAATCGTCCCAGTGTTCTTCTTCCCATTCGTCAATAAACGCCTGATGTTGGCGGTCTTTGACACGAGCAGCCACTTCGTAGTACAGTGCTTCTCCTAGGTAGAACGCTCCTACACCAGCAATAGTTGCCAGGAACAGTTCAAGAAATGAATTTGACATAGTACTCCTTAGATATTATATATATATATTATCATATAAGGCTGAAAGCCTTTATATAATTACTTACATAACTAAGTATACAGACTATTTTCCAATTGTCAAATACCGACCGCAACTGGACAACCCCAGTTAGGTATGTTACCATTGTGAGTATGTCAATTCAACTAGAAGAATATACACTACCAGAACACATCTCATACTCCGCATTTACGACTTACGTCTCATGCGGGTATCAATACTACCTCGGACGACTGCTGAATAAGCAGGAGGAACCATCTGTATGGTCTGTCGGAGGAACTGCGTTCCACCTAGCGTGTGAAAACTACGATAAGGAGAACATGTGAGTACATCAGCAACTCTATGGCAATCGGCTTGGGATGACTCCAAAGGTGATATCGACTTAGCAACTGCACGTGTTGGTGGTCGAGCAACTAAGGCTAACCCTAATAAGGAAGATGCTACCTTTTGGCAGAACAAGGGTCCTGAATGGGTAGAGGCTTACATCGCATGGCGTAAGCAGAACGCCAACTGGAAGATTTGGACTGCTCCAGATGGCAACCCTGGAATCGAACTAGCACTCACCCCTGTTGTGGCAGGCGTACCAGTCAAGATGATTATTGACCGCGTGTTCGAGGTGAACGGCGAGTTAGTTATCCTAGACCTTAAGACATCACAGAATACACCTAGTAGCACACTCCAACTTGGGTTCTACAAGTTAGGTATCGAACAACAGTTCGGTATCGAGGTCAAGTGGGGTACTTACTATATGTCACGTGGCAGTAACATCTCTGAGATGGTAGACCTATCAGAATACACGTACGACAAGATGGAGTACTTAATCTCGCAATTTGACAAATCACGCAAGGCTGGTCTATTCTTACCCAACACAAACAACTGCCAGTACTTATGTGGTCTTACCAAGTACTGTCAGTTCTCAGCAAAGAAGGATAAATAAATGGCAGAAGATTGGAAGTTACAAGTATCATACAAGACACCTGCTGGTGACATGATTAACGTACGTGCTCAAACAGCAGATGAACTTAGTGTCCTATTAGAATCAATGGGTGACTATTCAACTCAGATTGCTGCAGTGCAGCGTTTGGTAGTTGGTGCTTACAACGTAGCCCCTTTGGCGACAGCGCCTACAACAGTAGGCACAGCGCCATCCACTTACTCCGCTCCACCCCAGGCTCAGGCTCCGTCCGCTATGGCAGCACCAGCGCCAGTAACACAGGGTGGGCCGACGTGTCAACACGGACCTCGCAAGTTCAAGTCGGGAATCTCAAGCAAGACGGGAAATCCTTACTCAATGTGGGTCTGTCCGATGCCTCAGGGCGCGGACCAATGCAAGCCAGTCAACTAATACCAGAGCAATTTCCATTCTAAACTAGAAGGAGGACCAATGCGTACTCTAGTACGTTCAGTCGGTAGAGCATCCATTGGTGGAGAACCTCTTCCTAGTTGTTTCAAAGCATTTGAACAGAACAAGATTATCATACGACGTTCAGAAGTTTCGATGTTTGCAGGTGCTCCTGGGGCTGGTAAATCAACACTAGCCCTAGCACTTGCTCTCAAGACCAATGTGCCAACACTATACATATCTGCGGATACTAATGCACACACAATGGCAATGAGATTAGCCTCAATGATTTCGGGGAAAAGTCAAGGGGAAGTAGAACAGAAACTTAATACTGATGTTGCATGGACTAAAGGAGTCCTGCAAAGAGGAAGTCATATAGTCTGGTCGTTCGAATCATCACCAACGTTAGAAGATATTGATGAAGAAGTACAAGCCTTTGAAGAACTTTGGGGATGCTCCCCATCATTGATTGTACTTGATAATCTAATGGATGTAGCAACAGATGGTGGCGAAGAATTCGCTTCTATGAGAGCAATTATGAAGGAGTTGAAGTTCCTTGCGAGAGATACTAACGCAGCGATTGTCGTTCTACATCACACTTCGGAAGCAGTTCCTGGGAATCCTTGTCAACCGCGTTCCGCAATCCAAGGTAAAGTATCTCAGTTACCTGCACTCATATGTACTCTCGGCACTGTTGGCACATCGATGGGCGTGGCATCAGTCAAGAATCGCTATGGAAGAGCAGACGCGGGAGGAACGCTAATGACTTGGTTAGCATTCAACCCAGAGTATATGTACATCGACGACATTCCAGAGAACGTGTGACATGACTACTAGGAAATCACATAAGGCAAGAGGAGCAACGTATGAAACAGACACCAAAGATTACTTTAGAAATCTTGGATACGATGCTGAACGACTTGCTCGCACAGGTGCAAAAGATGAAGGCGATGTTGTTGTTAGAGCAGACTTCCTTGGAGCAAACATTGGCATCATTGAATGTAAAGCGCCAGGTGCGGGTAACGCCATTAACCTTAGCGGTTGGAGTAAAGAGGCTCAAGTCGAAGCAGAACATTATGCGGAAGCAAGGGGGCTCAACCGTGAGTCTATCCTCGCAGCAGTACTTATCAAGGCTAGAGGAAAGTCCATAGCAGATTCCTACTTAGTATTAAGGTTAGGCGATGTATTTGGTCAATGATTTACCCGATATCGTATCGGTGTTGAAGCACTACGGTGCCAACATTACGCGAGCATCAGGTCAAGTGAATGTCAAGTGTCCGTTTCACAATGACTCTCACGCAAGTGCAAGTTTTAATACCAAGGATAACATATTCAATTGCTTCGCGTGTGGTATGCAAGGCAATAGCATTCAAATAATTGCAAAGCATGAAAGGTGTGATATACGTGAAGCAAAGTCAATTGCAGAAGGAATTACTGGGGAAAGCCACGAACAGGTACGCGGAAAGCATCTCTCTGGCGGGAGATTACCTACAAAGTCGGGGAATCACAAAGGAAGTAGCGCTTCGGGCGCGATTAGGCGTAGTAGAGGAGCCTGAACCAGGACATGAGCAGTATGCTGGAAGGCTTAGCATACCATACATTACTAAGACAGGTGTTGTAGACTTACGCTTTCGTGCTCTTAATCCAGGGGTAGAACCCAAGTACATGGGCATGGTAGGCGCAGAGACTAAGATGTATAACGTAATAGACATCGAAAGGGCTGGTGATTGGATTGGTATATGTGAAGGTGAACTCGATACGCTTACGCTTTCATCACTCGTTGGCATCCCTTGCATCGGTGTTCCTGGAGCGAACTCTTGGAAGAGACACTACACCCGCTTACTTGCTGATTTCGAGCGAGTCTTTATCTTCGCAGATGGAGATGAACCTGGCAGAGAATTTGCGCGTAGCCTATCAAAAGAATTGCCAGCAACTATTATCGCAATGGGAGATGGCGAAGATGTCAACTCATGCTATGTTAAATACGGTGCAGATTACATCAGAGAAAAGATGGGATTAAATAATGACATCGAAGAAGAAGAAGAATGAGATACACATACCCAACTGTACGGTATGTGGTACTGAGTTTGATAACATCTTTGAAGCAGTCAATCACTTAGTAGAAGATAGCGGTGAGAAAGCATTTGACCCGAAGGTTACATTACCTAGTGGTTACTCACTACTACTTGGTTCTTTATTGCATGAGTTGTTCGATAATGCAGAGAATCCAGAAGAGATTAGACGTATCACTGAGATAACCTATGCTACCTTGTATGCAGCAGATACAGACCCAGCGGAGATGAAGCGGTTAGTTGAGGAAGCAATCGTGCATACGCACATGAGCAATGTTGATTCAGAATTAAGGCTACTACTAGAGGGAGAACTAGATGATGAATGAGTTGCAAATTAAACGCGAGGTGCATCTTGAAACGCACATGACTGACGCAGTTGGTGAACTAGCATCTCTATTGCTAAGTAAACATCGAGACTATGGTCCAAAGAACATCTCACAAGCCCCTGGCGGTCCGCTGAACGGCTTACGAGTACGAATGCATGACAAGTTAGCACGTATTAATAACCTAGTTGATAGCGGGGCTGACCCGCAGCATGAGAGTATGG